CAGAGGTCAAGTCGTTCAACGACCAGCGCCAGTCGATGGCGAACTCGCCGGTTCAGCCGGTCGCCGAAGACGCTTACCTGGCGTACAAGTCGGCGTTCTTCTCGATGATCCGCAGCGGCGACCGCAAGGCCACCGGCGAAGAGATGAAGGCCATGCAGGTCGGCGTCGATTCAGAAGGCGGCTACCTCGTTCCGCCGGCAACCGTCGGCCGGATCGTTCGCCGGGTGTACGACGCGTCGACCATGCGCCAGATCGCCACGGTTCAGACGATCAGCACGAACGACCTCGAAGGTCTGACGGATCGCGACGAGGCCGGCTACGGGTGGGTGGCTGAGACGGGCTCGCGGGCGGACACGTCGACCCCCGAGGTCGGCAAATGGCGTCTCGAAGCGCATGAGATGTACGCCATGCCGAAGGCGACGCAGAAACTGCTCGATGACTCGGCGGTCGACATTGAGAACTGGCTTGCGATGAAGGTCGCGGACCGGTTCGCCCGGGTTGAGAACGACGCGTTCCTGAACGGCGACGGTGTTGGCAAGCCGCGTGGGCTGTTCACGTACACGACTGCCGCCACGGCTGACTCGTCCCGCACTTGGGGGCAGTTCGAGCACATCGTGACCGGTGCATCTGCTGACTTCCACACGACCAAGGCGGACCCGCTGTTCGACGTCATGTCGAAGATCAAGAACCAGTACCTGAACAACGCGAGGTGGCTGACCCGCCGGGAAGTGATCGCGAAGTTGCGCAAGCTGAAGGAAGCGACGAGCGATCAGTACCTCTGGCAACCGGGCATGCAGATGGGCCAACCGGATCGTCTGTTGGGCTACCCGATCGTGATCGACCAGGACGTTCCCGCGATTGCTGCCAGTTCGCTGTCGATGGCGTTCGGCGACTTTGCCGAGGCGTACACGATCGTCGATCGCATCGGCATGCGGACTCTTCGGGACCCCTTTACCGCCAAGCCCTATGTGGTGTTCTACACCACGAAAAGGGTCGGCGGAGGTGCGATCTCGTTCGACAGCGTCAAGTTCGTGCGCTTCAGCGCCTGATCTCCTTTCAAGGGAAACGACATGCAACATCTTCACGAAAACATCAATGCAACGGTCTGCATTTCCGCTCGCAATCTCGCGACCGCGTCTGTCATCGGCGGGCCGATCGACACGCGGGGTTACGGTGGCGTCGAGTTCATCGTCGAACACGGCACCCGCTCGGCGTCGACTGTGACGGTCACCACGACCGTCATGGAAAGCACGGCGACGACTGCGTCGACCTTCACTTCGGTGGCGGACGGCGACCTGGTCGGGCTGGAGACGGACGTCAGCCTGGCCGCGGTGGCGCTGGTTGCCGGCTCGACGTCGGCCTGCACCAAGCGCATCGGCTACAAGGGCTCGAAGCGCTACGTCAAGGTCAAGATGAAGGCATCTGCCTCGACGATCGGCGGTGCATCCGCAGTCCTGTTTGACCCGGAACTCGCGCCGGTTGCCTGATGCACGTTGCCATTCTGGGTCTCGGTCCCTCGCTCAAGGAGTACGCCAAGACGGTCGCCAAGACAGGCGGCCGTGCTGGTTACTGCGATGAGGTCTGGGGGATCAACCAGATCGGCGACATCTTTCCGTGCGATCGGGTCTTTCACATGGATGACGTCCGGATTCAGGAGGCGAGAGCCAATCTGAAACCGGGCGGCGCTATGGAATCGATGCTGCGGTGGATGAAGACGTACAAGGGGACGGTTCTAACGAGCCGTTCCCACCCTGACTATCCCTGCACCGTCGACTACCCGCTTGAAGACGTCGTCAACGACATCGGCTACGGATATCTGAACAACACCAGCGCTTATGCGGTCGCCTACGCGATCCACTTGGGCGTGAAGAAGATTTCTCTGTTCGGGGTCGACTTCAGCTACGCGAACGCGCACGACGCTGAGAAGGGGCGGGGGAGTGTCGAGTTCATGCTTGGCATTGCTGCTGCACGGGGAATCAAGATCGCCATACCGCATGCGTCAAGCCTTATGGACGCTTGCGAGGAAGAGAAGTTCTACGGCTACGACACCTTGCACATTGATCTGTCGGTGGAAGACGGACGGTCAAGTTGAGCTTTACCCCACGGGATGAAGACGAGATCCCGACTGCCGAGGACATCGAGTCCCGGTATGACCATTCCAAGCACCCCAATCCTCTGGTGGCTTCATGAGCATCACTGTCACTACGGGGCCGGCGACGGAGGTCGTGACGACGACTGAGGTGCTGCGGCATCTGCACTGGTCGACGGCTGATGCGGGCTTGCTGACGGATCTGGGCTGGATGATCAAAGCCGCAAGGGAAGAAGCGGAGCAGATCACCGGGCGTTCAATCGGGTCGCAGACGATCTCGTACAAGTTCGACGCATTTGATGGGCCGATCTACCTGCCGCGAGCGCCGGTGACGTCGGTGACGTCGGTCAAGTACCTCGACTTTGACGGCACTGAACAGACGGTCAGCAGCGGCGACTACGCGTTCGACAACTCGGACCCGCCGCGGATTGTTCACGACGACGTCTGGCCGATCAGCAACGGTGAGACAGACAGCGTTCGCGTGGTGTTTGTCGCGGGTTACTCGGATTCGACGTGCCCTGCGGGGATACGGCAGTGGATCTTGCTGAAGGTCGGCTCGTTGTTCGTGAACCGCGAGTCAAGCGCCGAACGTCCTGCCGTACCGCTGCAGTTCGTCGATCACCTTCTCGATCGGTATCGGATCTGCGCGGCATGAAGGCTGGTTGGTTGCGGCACTCGATCACGATCCAGCAGAAGTCTGGGTCGAGTCGGAGTGCGATCGGCGAAGACGTCCCCGCATGGGCGACGCTCGCGACTGTCTGGGCAAGTATCGAACCGATCCGCGGGAGCGAAGGGATCGCGCTTCGCAACGAAGGCTCTGAGATCACAACAAAAATCCGCACCTGGTACGTCGCAGGGGTGACGCCAGCGATGCGGGTTGTTCACGGAAGTGTCGTCTACAACATCCTGGAAGCGTACTCGCCGCTGGAGAAGGGCGTTGAACTCGAAATGCTGTGCTCTCGTGAGGCGTCGTGATCACCGTCAGGACGAACCTGCCGGAGTTCAAGTCGAAGCTGAACGCGCTGTCTGGCAACCTGCAGAAGCGGATTGTTCGGGACGCGACGCGGGCGGCAGGGCGAGTGATCCAGCAGGCCGCGAAGGCAAACGCGCCGGTCAGGCCGTCGAACGTTCGCAGGACCGTTCCTAAGACGAAGCAACTGATCCCGCCGGGGGTTCTGAAGGCATCTATCGCTGTCGTCACGAAGCGCAGCCCCAAGGGCTCGATCGTGATGATGGTCATCCCTCGCAGCGGTAAGAAGACGCGCAAGGGCAAGGGATCTAACTACCTACGCGACGCCTATTACTGGGCGTGGGCAGAGCAGGGGCACGTCATCGCAACCACCCGACTGAAGGGCGGCGCACGTAGCCGCGGGCTTCAGCGTGCGCGGTTGAAGGCGGCGGGCCGAGTGACGCGGCCGAGTTGGTATCTGCGCAGGGCGTTTGCCTCTGGTCAATCCAGGGCGGTAGCTGCGTTCTACGAGCAACTAGACAAGTCTTTCGCGAAGTACGCCCCTAGCTGATGGCCGCCGAACAGGATGAGTACGACGCATTGAGAAATGCGGCGGCGGTGACGGCTGTCTGCTCGACTCGCATCTACCCGGACGTCATTCCGCAGGAGAAGGCGTTACCTGCGGTTGCCTACGTCCGTGCAGGAACCGAGTTCGTCACGACGATCCACACCGGCACGCCGCAGCGGACACGCGCGACGGTCGAAGTCTGGTGCCACGCGGAAACCCGCAGCGCCGCTGACTCGCTCGCGGTGCTGGTTCAGACGGCGCTGACTGCCGAACTTTTCTACCCAACAGATCGCCGTGCCGAAATGGATTCGAGCGGGCCTCTGAACGTCTTCGCGACGGTCCTTACCTATCAACTCTGGGAATAGCAATGGCGAATATTCGCACCTGGGAAGGCGTCACCGTTGACGTCCAAAGCTC